TAGCTCCAGAAACATATGTGCCGGGGTCTGTTCCTATAGAGTAAGTAAAGGAGTTGCCATCGCTAGCGACTGAAGAAATTGTAACAGTATATTCATTGTATCCTTCAGGATTAGCTCCGGAAATAGTTATTATATCTCCTACAACTAATCCATGTCCTGTAGCCGATACAGTAGCGATACCACTACTCCAAGTTATCCCACTTGGAGTAATAGAAGAACCTGTAGTGCTAAATTTTAATTTGTTTAAATTATTTAGCGAGGTAAAAGTAGTTCCAGTGCCTACTACTTTATTTGATCCCGCAGCTACAGTAGCAGTTCCTGTTAAGGCACTCCATACAGCATTTGTGTCTGTAGGGTCATAGATGCTTAAATCCTGCCAATAAAATAGATTAAGTGCTTCATCAAAATCTGCTTTAATAAGTTTCAAGGCAGAAGAGCCGTGGTCTAAAACAACATAAGCTACTCTAGGATTACCTCCTGGAATTCCAGGAAAGTTAGTCCCAAGAGAGTTTATTGCACTACAATCAAGAGTATACCCAGAAGTTAATGAGACAGTTTCGTCACTTCTAAATTTGCTAGGAGCAAGAACTACATTTTCACCTGAATCATTAAATTTAAGTATTCCTGCACTATACTCTGTCCAAGTTCCTGGAGTTGCTGTGTTATCCGCTGAAACAGACACATGACCTACATTTGTATCAGATCCACTTAAATAGTAGCTCTGACCTCCGTCGGTAACCACATCATTCGTGGAATATGTTACACTACCTGTAGTATCATATGCTCCCCGTATAGCTCCAAGAATGCCGGTTTGATTAGTAATATAAGGAAAATGAGTAGTTAAACCTTCAGTCTGAAGCCCTTTAATTCTATTTACATTATCACTGAAGGGGTCGTCTACAAGATAACGTGCAGTTATCCAGTCCGATCGCTTTCCAGATATAGAAATAGCCTGTACTCTAAAAAAATAACTTCCGTCTGGAACGTTAGTAAAAGTATAATTTCGTGCTCGTTTTCCTGCATTTACAGGACTTTCAATTCCGGGAACATTATGAACTATTTCAAACCCATCTAAATATCGAGTAGTTTCTTGTAGTTCCCCGCCCCCTACATCTACTAAAGCAGGATAATCCCATTCTATTTGAAGTTCTTCATCGGGACGGGAGGCATCGGAAGTTTGCAATACACGAATTTGTGTTGGAGCAACAGCAAATTCTGGCTCTGTAGGAAAGACATCATTTGGTAAGTCTAATATTGAATCTGGATTGTCTACGTAGGCATATTTGTCATTTGTATGTTCTACTGCACTAATACTATATATATTTTTATCGTCTTGAGCTATACTGAGTACTTTATAAAGGTCTGCAGAGCCAGCAGTAGGAGTTCCACTCTCTGTTTCTGTGATTACCCAGATTGAATTAGCGGTTGGAGTCGTACTAAAACTTGCGGTAAGACTAGTAACATCTGACTGATTATTACTAATAGACTTGCTTTCGACATATGAATCCTCTTTCCAAGTAGTGGGTAAAAATTCTCCGCCTGTTTCTTTAGTCCACGCATTAGATGCTTTAGCTTCAGTATCTACAGTTTGTAATGTTCGAGTACCATTATTATTATCATCTACCCAAGCACGAGTTATTCGTTCTCCTCTGGTATAAGTTTCTTCATTAGCATCATCAGCCGCATTTCTTATATTTACAGTACCTTCTCCGACATAAAAAGCAGCAGGTTCAGTTATAATTACAGCCAATTCGTAGGTTGAGGAACCTAGAGTAACCGGTCTGTCTAAAGTAACATTGGTACTCGTTGCGCTTGCAATTCTACCACTAAATTTTGCTCCATATCGAGCAGTATCTTGTACCTGTATGATATCTCCAGGACGAATAAAAGCACCCTCTAATGCTGTTTTAAAAGATATAATCTCAGTTTGGCCTTGAGCGGTAAAAAGCTTCCATTTTCCATATCTTTGTGCTTGGCCTTCTGAAGTACAACCAAAGGCAAAGGCGTTCTCTTTTATTATGCGCCCTTCTCTTACTATAGAGGCTCTATCCTCTATTACAAGAGTGCTCTGTTCATAGTTTAATTCCGGGTCATTCCAAGTAACAACAACTTGGTTTGTCTTTGTTTTTTGACCAGTAGTTTCGTAACTAAATGCTCCATCAAGTACATTGGCTCTAGAAAAGTTATAAACTGGGTCTCCTGGGGCATCGAGAATTGTAGTCATCTTTCCATCCATCCAATATATTAAGGATGTAAAAATGGTAGACATATCTTTTAAAACTTTGTATACGTCAGTAGCTTTCGATAAGTATAAGTTTGCTGTAAAGCGAGGCTCAGTACCTCCTTTTCCATCGTCTACTAACTCATCACAATATTTAGAAATTCTATACAGAGCATAAAGGTCTACATCGTCTTCTTTTATCCATTCTCCTGCACCAAAACGGTCATTAACAATTATATCGTAAAATACCCAGGCAGGGTTATTTGTATAAAATCGAGATTGAGACATAGTGCCATCCCAAAAGTCAGGATAAGTAGCATCTCCTGTACTCGAATAGTCTCTGGGTATATATCCATTAGGTACGTGCACCCGCATACCTCGCATCTCATAACTTCTTTTAGGAACAGAACTATACTCACGAGAGTCTAAAAAAATTCCTACATGAGCAGTATGAGGATACGAAAATTTATCTCTATTTATAGCTGTAATATTACTTATAAATGATGTAGAATCACCCGCTTCAAGCTCTTGATCGTCTCCTGCATCTTGTCCTTGGGATAAGCACGCTCGTCCCTTATGTCGAGTAAGTCGAGTAATTCGTATTTCAAAATCCTCAAAAGGCTTAATAAACTCTAAGTCAATAAAATGCTCAAAAGATATCGCACTTTTATTTTTTGCTGTGTGATTTATTTGCCCAACAGTTGTGTCTCCCCCGTCACTAAAAGCATTTTGCCATTCATTAAACGTACTGGCGCCAGGTGCTTTTTTTCGAATTTGAAATAAATAAATAGCAGTATTTGTAGTTTCTTCTCCGTCTTTTTTACTTATTGCATACAAAGAGTTATAACTAATACTTACTCTTACTTCATCAAGTAAAGGAATGCTAGATTCAGCTACTCCAAAATCCGTTGCAGAAATAATTGTGGGAGATATGGCTCCTTCAGTAGCAATACTCTCTCCTTCAGGATAATTACCTCCCTCGTACCTTGGGAATGGGTCTCCTGCGGGAGTGTCCGACTTTGGGACTTTATTTTCAGGAGTACCTGACTGTGAAGCATTCCAAGCAGCGACATTAAGCTGTTTTAATTGCTGGGGAGTAGCATCTTGAGGATTGCCCGTATAAGAAGAGCCTCCTCCTACACCGTTTAGTTCTACAATTGGATCTTGTATGGTCGAGCCGTTTCTAAACTGTACTTTTACTTTTTGTACTGAAGGAGCATCTGCGTCAGGATTTTCCGCATCTGGTTGTATTGAGCCAGAAATATAATAAGTATATGGACTACTTCCATTAGCTCCTAAAGATGGACCACTTGTAACTGTAATACTGTCTACAGCGATGCTTGAAATTTCTAAAGTTTCTAGTAATTGAACTTTGTAATCTTGATTTTGAACAATAATTGCAGTATCATACTGAGGATTTAAAGGAGTGAACGTCAATTTAGTTCCGTCTAATTTTCCTTCTCCTAGTAAGTATACTTGATTACTTTCATCAGTTGAAACAAGCGCAATAACTTTATTTAGATTATCTTCAGTAGTATAAGCACTTGTAAAACTAGCATCTCCTGTTATAGTAAAAACTCCACTATTATTTACAGGAGTTCCACTTTTTTCAATACTTCCTCCTCTAATTACTAGATAATTCGTGTTATTAGGAGTACCTACATATTTACCTGGTATATTAGAGGATAAGGATCCTGTAGTATCTGAAGTACTTGTGAATTCAATTTTACCATTTAAGGGAGCATACGGAGCATCGGGGTTTAAAGGGCGAGCACGATTATTATTTAAATATACAGAAGATTCTCCGTAAAGAAGTCCTTCTACTGGTCCTTCACAGATAGCATCATGAATAAAAATATGTTGCTGGTTACTTTTTACTGGTGTAGTCATAAATAATTCTCTATTTTAGCTTTAGTCTTTATCGTAGCCATATGCTTTCCAGGGTCCATAGTTGCCAAAGGTGCCCCCATTACTGTACGTGTTTGAAAATACTCCCTCTTTATTTCTAACTTCAAAGCCTACTGGTCTACCTGGTACTCTTAATTGTCCATAAACTACAGGCACTGGGTCTCCTTCTATAACATTTTGTTCTGCTCCCTGAAATAAATAGCTTGTTTCTTTATCATTATTAAAATCATCTACAGAAGGATCGGGAGCCATCATCTGCTGTATTCCTGTAAGTGCTAAGTTTACTGCTAGTGACGCAGCAACTAAACCTGCTGTTGTTAAGCCATAGGAAAACGTTGCGGCATATGGCCCCACTGAAGTTAAACTAGTAGTAATAAAGAATTCTCTAAGGCCGGGGGTTAACATAATTGCTACAATTGCTATTGCTGCAAGTATTTTTCCTAAACCACTTTTAGAGCCTGCGGGCTGTGGAGAAATATATACATCCCCTTCGCCTAACGAAAGAAGCAACTCTTCTTCATCCTGTAGAGCTTCATCTCCTACTTGGCATAGAAATCCAATATCTTTTTCATGACATTCCATAAGATATTGTCTCATCTCTGGAAAATTACACTCAAGATTTCGAAAAACATCCGCAGTAGTCTTGGCCTTAATAGTAAACTCAGAGCCAAATTTTTCTGCCATTTCTCCGTCTAAATAAACCTTACGAATCATATCTATAAACTCCTGCTAAATATTTTACCCACAGAGCATTTAAGGGCTCTCTACAAGACAAACGATGTTCTGCATGGTGAAAGAAAACGTTGTTTCCTATATAAATACCACAATGATTTGGAACATCTGATTGAACTTGAAAAAGTAATACATCATTTTTTTCTGGATTCTCTACTTTTTTAAAATTCCATTCGTTCATTCTTTTTTCCGAAAAATAGTTTAATCCTTTTTCCCACCAATTATCTTCAAAAGGCTCTCGTTTCGGAATAAATATATTTTCTTTCGCCAACCAATCTCTAGCTGCTTCAAAACAATCTGCACTTCCAAAACTGTATTCTCTTCCTATAAGAGGATGACTAAGTTTTTGTGGTTCTACTATATTTAAATCCATTTCAGGATAGCTAAATATCCAATAAGGTATTCCTAATGCATTACAGTAGTTCGTGTCGGTAATACTAGGCTCATTGCTTGCATCCGGATGACTATGCACTATTGCCAGAATATCACAACGTTTTACTATATTAAAATAATCTTCTGAAGAAAGTACAAAGTCATCTTCATGTTCTGCTACGTTTCTACAAGGAAACCACTTTTTCTTACCTTTTACAATTCCAATTATTCCACATCCTTCTCGTGGGTATTCTTTTTCAAAATGTTCTTGTATTTCTTCAATCATTACTTAAACTTACGACTTCCAGGAAATCCTCCAAAAGGCAACGGAATATCGCTATCAGTATTAATACCTCCGTGAAATCTACGCTTACAAGCCTGCACAGTTTTTGCACATACATCCGTTGCACTATTAGCAGTAGTTGGCTCATTATCTATGGTGAAGCCTCCACCATTCCAAGTGCATCCTGATTTAATTGAATTTGTTGCTCCAGCAGCCCCTCTATAATCCCAAGGACAATACTTGCCAATTACATATCTATTTGGAATTTTTACTCCTTGTACATCAAAAGGACTAGATAATTCAAACTCTACCATTATATTATTTTCTGCAGAAATTCTATCTAAAACATATTTTCCAGAAGGAAACTCTTTTGGAGTAGGAATACCTGTCACGGGAGTACTTCTATCTTCATAGGTGTACTTAGTTCCACTTATTTGTACATAAGTATTTTTTCTTAGAGTTTTTCTATGAGTTACAGTCGAACCCAAAATATCTTCATTTTTTGCAATATTTAACTCTGCAAGAATTGTATTGGCATCTTCGTTATAGCTGCCTCCTCCAGAAAAGTTAGTTTCATCAGAATCCCCATCTCCATAGCTCGGCCCATCATACCCACTTATATTTCTAACTAAAGAAACTACATTCGCTATGGTTAGGGTAGGTCTAGCTGCTGCCCCCGCCGCAGACATAGATACTCCGGAAATTTGTATAGGACAAGCAATATATTCCGCCCACACTAAGGTTCCTGCATTATCATAAGGCATCCATAAATTTAAATTCTCGTTATCAAGCCCATCAACTAAGTGAACTCTGTCCGTCTGTATAGTTCCAGAAGAATTTACCCAACGTAAATTAATATCAAAAAGCTCTAAATAAGCATCATCTATTTCTTGGTCTTGTACTGTATCAATTAAATCTACCATTATGAGGGCTCGTAAACTCGTCTAAGTGTTGCTTGTATAGAAACTGCAGTATCGTGGACATATACTAAATTATAGCTGTCACATACAACGCGAATTGTTTCTGGCGTTCCATCGGATGTGGTATTTTCTGGGTCAAATAAAGTATTTGTTACTTTTAAATCAAAGTTTAATCCTTGCTTTAAATCAAAAAAAGCAGCAATTAGATTGGCTTCTTTATAGTTTCTATTATTAAAAGAAATAGAAATACCTTCTTGCTTAGTATTTATACCATCTAAAGCTCTTTGTTCATATCCATCTCCAAAATTTGCAGTTAGTAAAGAATAACTTACTTGTCGATTCAATCCTCTATCTGCTTTAACCTCGTAACTTTGAGTTCTTCCTGTATCTCCAAAAATACTTTGTAAGTCTGCTGTGCTTATTGTAAAACTATATTGTCGTGCCATTACGCGGCTCCATACGGATTAAGTATTCCGCCCGAACGTTTTTGATTTTGCAACTCTTTTTGTATTGCTGCTGCAATTGCATTTCCAAGATTTTCGCCTTGTTGCCCATTTGACTGAGAGTTTTGTTGAGCATTGCCATTTGAATCTACAGAAACATTTACAGTTACATTATTTTGCTGTCCTGCACCTTTTAAATCTACAGGAATTGAACGATTGTTTGGAAGTGGCACAACCGCTTCTGTTCCGTGAAGTATTGCAGGGTACCCTGCATCAGAACCTCTTGCGACACCGCCCATAGAATAACCCGGCATTTTCTTGCCCTGAGATAGAACTCCTCCGCTTCGTGCTTCTTCTATAACTCCTCCATAGCGACTTTTGGGGATTCCTAAGAAGTTTCCGAATGAAGTGCCTCCAAGAGCAGCAGTAAGAAGTTTTGCTACTAGCAATTCTGAAATAACTTTTGCTATTGCTTTTAGCATACTTTTTGCCATATTTCCAAATGCTTCTTTTGCAGTCATTGTGCCTTGAATAAGACCATCAAAAGCACTTTGCATACTAGAAGCAAGAGAGTCTCCTACAGCTATTCCAAGTTGTCCTATTTCTGTTGCATTCGTGGAGGCTACGGTTGCTTTTTCTTCCAGTAATGCTATCTCCCTCTGCCTTCGAGCTACTTCTTGTTGGTGTAGCAGTAGCTCATCTCCTGCAAGATTCTGACCTGCAAGTTGGTACTGTTGTAATAATGCTGTTTTTTCTCGTACTGCAATAACTGCCTCTTGTGCTGCAAAATCTAATCCTTGCTGCCTGCCCACAGCTCCGGGAGCTCTTGATTGTTTAACTTGAGTTATTTGAAGAGCTGATTTATCATCTGCAATTGACTCCATTTCTAGACGCACTCTCTGTAAACTTGCAAGTAGCCCTTTTGCGTCTGTTCCTGCATTTTCATTTAAAAGATCTAAAAGTCCTCCCTCTCTAGCAAGAGTTATAGCGGCGGCATCTCCAGCCTTTGCAGCAGCAATTAGCTGTTTTAAAAGTATTTCTGCACCAAGCGGATCTCCTGTTCCGATATCTTGCCTTAAACTTGCTGACGCATCTTTAATCGAAGCTAAACTAGCATTAAAAGTAGTTGCTGCTGCACTAAGTTCTTGAATTTTAGGAATATTGTTTTCTGCGACTGCAGTTGCAAAGGGGATGCCTAAAGCGCTAAGGTCTACATCTCCTAAAATTTCTTCGAATATTTTACCAAAATCACCAGATTCTGCGGCTTTTTTTAGGGCCCCTTCAATTGGAAGAGTTGCAATTGCTGTTGCAATTTGTTGAGTTTTTCTAAAAGGATCTTCCTGATCTTTGATACCTGCCGTAATAGTATCTATTTCTGTGCGTAGTTCTGCATATCTGTCTCGTAAATTTGCAACGGCTTCTTCTTGGGCTTGTTGAGCTCGAGTATTGTCTTCTATTCCTTGAAGCCCTTCTCTATCTAGTCCAAAAACTGCAAGGGCTTTCTCTTCTAAAGCGTTTAATTTCGTATCAATATCATCCGCAAAAGTAAATCTACCTATAACTCTCTCCCCCTCTTCTATGCCCAATAATCTTCTTACCACAGAATTATCTAAAAGAGCATTTAGTCCATCTGCAAATAAGTTTAAAGCTATTTGAAGACCTTTTGCGAGCCCAGAAAGAAAAGACTTAAATCCGTCTATTACAGTAATCGGAGTAGTAGCTAATTTCTCAAAGGCAGTTATAATTGCTGAAACAACTCCCGCAACTAAAAATAGTTTAGTAGCTATTTTTGTCATACCTTTTATAGCGCCTCCAGCTATTCTTGCTCCTTTCCCTACAAGAATAAAGGCTTGGCCAGTTCTTTTTGCGGCTCTGGATACTTTGTCCAATGCATTAACTGTCGTTTTCCCGAATGATTTTTGAATTTTTTCTTTAGTGCTTAAAGTAGTTTTTCCGATTTTTTCAATTTCTGCCTCTAAGTCATCTACGGCTTCTAGAGTTGCTCCAGCAAACGCTCCTTTTGCAACTTCTCCAGTATCTTGTAGCTCTTTTCGTACTCTTTGTAGGTCTTTCTTTAGCCGGCCTAGTGCACGAGGGGTTACTTCTTCTCCTGCAGCTAACTTACCTACAGTTACACTACTTACTCCGCCTGCTTGCAATTTACCCGCAGCACCTTTAACATTTGCACCTCCTAACTTTTCAAGTCTTTCAGTAAGTTCTAATTCTGCAAATTCAATTTCATATACTGCTGCTTTTGCAGCTCTACTAATTCCGCTTCCCACAGCTTCTGTAAGTCCTGTAAAAGTATCTCGTATACTACGGGAGCTGCTCATAAACCCAGAACCTAATCCTACCATTACAGATTTAAGAGCGGGACCGAGACCCGCAATATTAGCAAGAATAATAGTTGCGAGAGCGCCAAAAGCTACTGCAGCTGCAGTCGCATTCTGATTTATAACATTTGCAAAAGCCGTAAAAGCGGGAAGAAGTTTAGTTTGTATTTTTTGTATAATATCTTCAAAAGTTTTTGATAAGATTATAAAAGGGTTTACATAGGTATCTTGGTCGCCAAAAGTAGCATTTAATTGCCTCATTGTTTCATTAAATACAGCTTGGCTTCGCTCTGCTGCAGTTAATTGATCTTTTGACTTACCAATAGCATCTCCATATCGTTGCGTAGCTTCTTCAAGTCGCAAAGTAATACCTAATTCATCTAGTAATTCTGGTTCAGCTTTAGAAACACCTCTAAGAAGTCTATCAAAAGTATCGTCAAAGCCTCTTCCTAAAGCCCCGGCCGCTTTGGCAGCACCTTCGGTTAACTGCTCAAGTTGCAACCCACTAAAACCTTTAGCAACACCAATAGCTGCGGCCTGAGCAGCTTCTTGGAATCCTAACATTCCTCCAGAGGCCTCTCGCAATTGCCTTGTAAGGGATTTAATTGCTAGTCCAGAAGATTGGGCAAAGTTTACTTGTGACTTTCTTAAATTTTCTAAGTCCGCAGCCCTTTTTAAAAACCCGAAGGCGGCAGTTAGAGCAAAAACTTGAGCAGCAAAAGCAGCATAAGCAGGAACAAGGCCTCCGGTCATTCCCTGAGCCATTTTTGAGAAGTTTTTAGTGCCGTTAGCAGAAGCTTGTGCTGCTCCCTTTAAATTTCTATCAAAAGTACGGCTGGAGTTGCTTGCTTTATCTAACCCTTGTGCAGCTTTTTTTGATGCGAGCGCGACTTTTTTAGTAGTACCTTTATCGTCTACTCTGACATCAATTTCTATCTTGTTCTTCGCCATTAGCCTTTTACATTATGGGTGTAATTTTTTCCACCGCCTGCTTTTCGCTCATCTGCTTTTCGTTTTTTCTCGGCTTTTTCTGCTCTATATGAAACTATCGACCCTTCGTACAGTTTCATTAAGTATAATATAATTTTGGGATTTTCTATTTCGTATAGTTTGAAAAAATAATCTATACCGTCCCAATACTTTCCCATATATGTTCCACTCATACCTTCCCAGTGATCTGGTAGTAGAGAAAACATAAAAAATGCCACTTGAACCTCTTCTGGAAAATCAGAAGGTTCGAGCGGCATTTTGGCAGGGTCTGGTTCTTGACCTAATTGTTCGCATAGAAGCAGATACTTATTTACATCAAAGCTTACATCTTCTTCCTGTACAAAGCGATTAAGTAAGGACTGAATTTGCCTTACTTGTTCCCAGTAAAATTTTCAAGGTCACCTACACTTTCCGTAACCCAAGTATCAAAGGTAGTTGAGTTTTTCATTAGCAGCTCTGCATTCTCTGCTGTGTAGGGAAGTTCATCATTGGGGTCAAATTGCGAAACATCTACCAAAAGAAGCTCTTCTAGGTAACGATATTTTAGCCCTGACCAGCCTTTGATTACTGATTTACAGTATTCAACAAGAAACTTATCTTCGTCTAATACTTCTTCGGGTTGACGAGTTTTCTTGTCATATTTTGTAGTAACACACTTTTTACGAAGCTTCAGCAGCTCTTCTCGGGCAAGATAACATAAGTCTACTTGCATACCTGTAAAACCAGGAAAGTCTATTGAAACAGTTTTGCTTGGAGTCATTAGACTCGCAAGAGATACGGGTGAATCGCTCATTTATATATCCTTTTTTGTGAGAGTAAAAAATTATTTATTTTGTAATTATAGTTTAGAGAAGCTAAAAAGTCAAGAAGTATTTTTTTGAAGGAGTAATAAAAAACCCGCCGAAGCGGGTTTTGAGTCAAGTATATAATTAAGCTGCGCCGGTGTATGCAATAGTTGCTTCATCGGTTTCGCTTACTGTGCTTGGTAGTGCGTGGAACGTAGTATCTACTGAAATAACATCTTCAATAGAGTGCTGAGGGACTTCCAAGTGACACTGAGGCATTGAAATTACAACTTTAGGTGCATTTGCTCCTCCAATAGAGAAAGACAAAGCAAACTCATTTGTAACAGTACTCGTTGCTTCGATAATATCTTCGAAAAGATCTTCGCTTCCGCCCGTAGTTCCATCCAAATAGCAGGTAAAGTTACCCGAAATACTACGAGTACCAGTTACGTGCTCAAGAGGCTGATTTACAGTACAAAGAGTCTCAGGAGTTAGATAAGTAATATTATTCTCAAAAGTAACATTACCTCCAGTAAGAGTTACGTTGTAAACGCCGTTGCTTGAAGCACCGGGAAAGGTAGTACTGTCGGTAGCTGTAACTGTTAAAGAAGTAAGCCGGTTTCGAATAAAGTTACTTGTAGAGGTAGTGCTTGTATCAAGAGTTCCTGAAGCATCAAAATCTGCAACTTCAGTGATAATTTTACCAAAACCACTCCAGTTGATTGTAGCAATACCATCAATTTCAAAATCAATAGAGGCAGAGTTTGCTACACAGTTTTCTATTTTATAAATAGAATACTTGCCTTCTCCACTAGTGTAATTTTCATCTGCATCTCCGCAGGCACCTAGAACAAAGTATAGATTAAAAATGCCAAGAGTAGTGCTATTTGAATCATCGAAGTCAAATGTAGTGGAGGGGCTAGACTTGGTTACGCCGGCAGTCCAAGTATCAGTGCCAGAAGTATACCCGTTTACAGCTACAAAGTTTGCCCAGAGAGCCTCTTCTACACAGCCGCCTGTATTTGGACGAACATAAGAAGCGAAAGACCACTCAGCAGGTGCATAAGAGTCGGTAAACATTTGACGAGCACGACGAGATACTCCCGCGCTGCTTGACATTTCGTTTAAAGTAATCTCTGAAGCATTTGTCGCTTGAGAAAATGAATAGCCATCAAGTACAGGAATTTCCCAGATATTTGAACCCTGTTCAAGATAGACTTTAGTATTTCTACTAAATTGTAATGTTGCCATAGTTTATCTCCTATGTTGTAGAGAGGACTTGGACGTGAACCTTTGTTCTTGCCAGTCGTCTCTAATAGCGAACCTCAAGTAAGATTTCTCCTACCCCCAGCGGTTCAAGCACTCCTTCGTCAGTTGTAATACTAACAATGGAAATTTGTTGAGTGTACTGAGTAGCTCCTCTGCGGTCTATATACGCCAATCGAGAATTTTTCTCAATAACTGTCTCAATATCTTCAATTAACATATCAAGTGCATCTACTGCATCTTCTTCATTTACATACATTCTTACAGTAACCGATAGAAACCTATCCTTATACCCTGCACCTTGATAGTCTCGTGTTTCTTGTCCTGCGTTCAAATGTACAGCGGGAAACTCCTCTACTTCATCCCAAAATTTTAGTCGAGGATGTACATTTCCGAATAAATTACTATGAAATTCTCCATCTCCGTCAATTTCTTTTAACTTTTCTGTTAGAGCATTTACAATAGACATACGACGAGTAGAATAAATTCTTTTTACATCCGTGCTCATTTACACTCTCCTCGTAAAAAATCTTCCAATTGCCATTTCGGCAGCAATTTCTCTTATGGACGCATCAATCAATTTTCTAGGGTCTCTATCGTCTGAGCCCTTAGCGTACCCCCGTTCAAAAGTTTGATAGGGATTTTTTTGGTAGGTGTATCCAATACTTGGGTAGCCTTTTTTAGTCGCCATTACTTCAGTGACTTTTACAGAAGAAGCAAATCTACCACTTCTATAGTTCAAGCGAGGGTCTCCCATATTATTCGCAACTGTTTGTGGTAATTTTTGGTTAATCAATACTGCTAATTGAAATAAGCTTTGTCTATCATTAGAGTCAAATCCTTCTATAGCTACTGGCGTCCTATCTTTATATTTAGAAGCAGTTGCTTTTGTGGTTTTACTTTTTGTGCTTCCCCTACTTTTTCCATATGTTATTTTTTCTTCCGAAAAATTTGTTTTTATTTTTTTATTTTTCTTAGATACCTTAGCAAAAGGATTTTTTACAGTTTTTTTAATTTTTGTAAACTTAGAATCAGAGCCTTCTTGATTCACCCAAGTAAACGCATCCATTTTTTCTATAATAGCTTGGATATCTTCTGTTAGTTGAATACCAGCAGCTTTTTCTATACTACCGCCCCTTTGTCTATTGAGAAATTTACTTTCTAATTCTACTTTTACTGTATCTGCGGAGCCTTTTGAAGAATTTTTAGTAATTTTAAAATTAGTAATACTTTGTAATTCTTTTAAAAACTGTTTAACAATAGGATTGTTATTGTCAGAGGACCAGTCAAATAAGGCTTTTTCTACTTCTTGTTTTCTTTGTTCTGATACGGCAGAACCTTCTTGGTGTCCAATATCAAGAAAGTTTCGTGTAATATTTCTAATTTTATTATTTTCTGATCTACTTTTATTTAATTTTTTTATTTGAGCCTTTAATTTCTTTATTAGGTCTCTTTGATTTTCTTGCTTTATTAGTCTAAACTGATTGAAAATATTGGCTGTTTTTCCTGGTTTAGCACTTAAAATAAAAGTAAATCTTTTTGAATTTCCTCGTAAATCTTTAACTTCAGTTTGCTTAGTATCTGTATTAAAATTTCGAAAATCTTCATACATACCTTTACACATTTTAGGAACTTCAGTATCAATTATATCTATAATACTTTGAGGAAGTTGACCTTCTCGATACCCTCCCCTAGATAACATTTCTTTTTTTATTTGAGTTTTAAGTTTTTGTTCACTAACTGTAATTGAATGAACTTTTTTATCAGAAACTAAACTTCTATAAGTCTGTGAGTCTTTTTCTAGCCTACGCTTTATGCCTTTTATAGCTTCATCTAATGCGGTCTTAGACATTAAAAGTTCTTATACATATCCAAGACACGTTTAATGTGGTCAGGGAATCCTCTTCCGTCTCCAGTGCCAGGATTTTCAACAGTAGCACCTGCGAGAGTTCGGCGTTGAGTATGCTCTTCTTTATGATAATATTGTACCAAATCGAGACAAGCAAGTTTTAAATCTGCAGGAGTTTCTGCGTATCCTGCAGTATAAGTTACACGAACCGCTCCTGGCCCTTGCCTCCAGTTCTTATAACTACTTCCACCTGTTGTACGAATAACACTATCTGTAGTAGCATCAAAATAATATTCATAGGCAGCAGTAGTTAAAGTATTATAAGAGTCTTCGTAGGTATTTCTTTCTTCTACAGATACGATTGTATTTACAGGACTTTCTGTAAGTTGAACAATATGAGTATGCCAGTTAATATTAAAAGTTTCTACTTTGTTTGTAGAGTAGTGGTCAATAATTGAATTGCCACAGTAAGTTTTTACTAATTGACTTACGGATTCAATAAGTGTGCGAAGACGAGCATCATCTTTGACACTTGACAAGTTTTTAGAGTCTTTATACTCTTCTAATGTAATTAAATCTGCCATAAATCAATTAGTAAAAACTTGGGGAGGCGAACCTCCCCAGTTTGTAAAAGTATATTAAGATGCCGCTTGGACAATCTTAACAACAGATACGTCAGTAGTACCGTTGTTAGCAACGAGCTGGTTGAAGCCAAGAGACTGGCTAGCAACGATTACTCGACGCTGGTTTAGTACTTCGTAATCTTGCTCTACAGATACACCGCGGAGACGAGGAATTACGTGGTTTCGAACGTTAACAGCGTAGCCCATAGAGGCACTTGCAGCTTCTGCTTCGAGTTGGTCAGATACTACTACAGGAGTACCGTAGATAGCACCAACTGAACCAGTGATCTTGGTAGCAACGTCTGAACCTACATCAGTGATGTCAGCAAAGCCAGCATCAGCAATCAGGTCGTAGTAACGCTTCTGCGATACAACGTATACCAAGTCTTCAGGCATCATGCCATACTTACCCATCAGCTTACGTGCGTCCAAGAAGTCAGATGCAGTAACAGCACCAACACCGGCAGCAGTAACATCAGTTGCAAACAGGTTAGTACCAGCAAGAGCCTCAAGACCGTTAAAGCCTTCAGCACCACCAGAAGTACCGTTAATGATAGCATTGTCTACAGCGCGAGCGTGAGCACGTGCAACAGACTCAACAAGCATTGGCATCAAGTTAACAAGAACTTCTTCATCAATGTTGTTGTCCATGAAAGTGGTCGAAATCAATCGAGTAGCTTTCAGGATTACTTGCTTAGCATTGTACTGAGCGTTAGTAACTTCTGGACGGTTCTCCAAGTTACCTGCTGTATCAGTGTTTGAACCCCAAGCTGCAGGACCTGCATCAGTTTGAATCGGCAGTACCTGAGTCTGAGAATTGATAGTAAGCTCACGGAATGCTTGTGCAAGCTTCAGCTCAAGCATAATTTCTTTCTCGATACGAGTAGAAACTTCTTGTGCAATATCAGCAGCGTTAGCTGCATAGTTGATACCGGCCTTTTCCATAATACCACGTGAATAGTCAGTATCCCAGCCCTTGCCAGTCATTACGCCGAGAAGGTGGCCATACATAAAGTCTTTGCCCCACTTAGAAAGGTCGCCCTTTTCTGCACGGTCAGCAAATACGCGCTTAGACTCACGCATTTTGGTAAGCTCTTCGTTCTTCTCTTCCAAGTCAGCCTTGTACTTAGCGAGTACTTCTTCAATAGAAGCATCTTTTTCAGCCAGCTTAGCTTCAACGTCAGCAACCAAGCGCTCAGCGCCTGACTCAACGCCAACTTTGATAGCTGACTTTACTTCTTCTTCTTGAGCAGCTTTTGCTTCTGCTTCTGCAGCAGCTTTCTCTTGAGCTTCTGCAGCAGCTTTCTCTGCAGCAGCTTTTTCTTCAGCCTGCTTCATTGCGATCTTTGCAGCAGTCTCATCTGCTACGCGCTTCGCGAATGCTTCCAGGTCGATTTCGGGAGTTTTGTTCTCTTCCGACATTTTGATCTCCTTTTGGACTTTGTAGTCCCTTTCCGGTGTGTCACTAGCTACTTCTGAATCTTCAGTTTTAGCCAGAGACTGACCGGCTAGATCCACACAGTTTTTAAATTGTTTTTTGAAATCTTCGTACTCATCTATTGAGTCAAAAGACTTAGCCAATGAAAAAGTTGCTGCCTGATTACAAGGTACAGATACAACTGATACCTCGAATAATTCAGCATCCTTAATCTTTAATCCGTCGGTTTCACTAAGATAATCAGCATCCTTGACTCGGAAACCGACAGAAAAGGCTCCAAGGACACCGTCTTTAACAAGGTCCGCTACAGCACCAGAAGGTACTACAGCACTTTTTGAAATTTTTGCTTTTAGCTCAAGGCCGTTTTCAGTGACCTTGACACCAGTTGCTCTACCAATTGGGTGGTTATAGTCATGATTAAAAAGAATAATAGGATTCTTTTCAAAATTGGCTAAACCACCTTTTGTCCACGCAGTTGCATCAATAGTATCGCCTGCACGATCAAAATCAGAGGTACTAGCCATACCACAAATATGTACGCCCCCATCGTCATCTATATCTAAAGACTTGAACGTAGAAGTTAGATTAAAAATCTTATTCATCGTCACTATCCATTTCTTCTGCAGGGGCAGGCTTGCTCAAAGGACTAGGCTTGACTGCCTTTGGTGCAGGGGTTGGTGCGGGCTTAGGCGGCTCCAATAAATCTGGATGAGCGACTTTTAACGCGTGAATTAAATACTTCCATGCTTTAAAGCTGCGCTTAACTGAAATAGCGTGAAGAGCTTCTTTAGGCCCAACGATATTCATGTAAGACTTATACTCAATGTCGAGTGGCAGTTCAAATTCTTTGAAGTGCTTATATGCAATGTCCAAAACTAGCTGTTTTTGTCTAACTGCCATCTATTCTTCTCCTTCTGTGGGCCTTCCGCCGAGACTAGGCTCGACAGCGCTTCCTGCTATATTAGCAGGTACTCTAATTTCATCAGCATCGGGTAGTTCATCAAAGTTCATTGCTACTCGTGCTTCATTTGGGGTAATGATTCCTGCATTTACGAGAGAAGTATAAAAAGTTGCTTGGTCTCGTAGCTCAGGCTGTAAGGCAGGAATATTCGTAATATCTTCACCTATATTAAATCCAAAATACCTACTATATCCTGCATTTAATTTTTCTACAATAGGCATTATTGTTTCTAGATAATACAAACGCATATTTGGACGAATGTTTGCATTATTTCCTGAATCTAATAAAATTGGAGGTACTCCAATAGATTTTAAAATAATTTTTTCGTTTTCTTGAATTGCCGATTGAAAGTCCATTTCACGAAAGTTTACGTTTGAGATTTTATCTACTTCGATGCCACCATCAAGAATAAGAGGGCGTCTGCCTCCAGCATCTGGCTTGTATCGAGCAGTCCAAGATTGAATCATACGCTCTTTAATTTTTTCAGACAGAGTATTTGGAGATTTAAGAACAAGGCCTGGAACAGCGCCATTTTTAAAGAAGTTATCTTGAAAATCTCGCATATTCTTCATTAAAACCATTGTTCTTAACGCTGGCTTTAATCGAGAAACTCCACGGTAAATAGAGTAAAACGAGTTTTCTTTAATATGAATAATCTCGTCTGTGTTAAAATTTTGTCCTCCGTCGAAAGAGTAATAATCAACGAAAGTAGTCCTACTAGCGTGAATAGTCATTTTACTAGCAGGAAGATGGTATAGGTGTACACCATCAAAATAAATAAAGATATTTCCGTCTAAAATATAGTCTGTGAATAAGTTTCTGCGGAAAGAAGAAATATCTTGAAAAGGATTAGGCTCGCGGTTTAAAAGTGTTGATACTTTGCTCGCTTTTACGCCCTTTACTGCACCCGGAAATGAATTTTCTTGGTGTACAATTGCGTCAATTTCTGCACAGTCATCTACGACAATATTTACGCCTCGATTGACAATTTCAAGGTCTTCATACGCGCGCTCATAGCTATAAGTAAATTCACGAGAAGGCTCTGTAATATTATTATAGTACGGCTGAATCGGATTGAGTTTTTCCTCAATCTCCGTATCTTTTTTAGAGCCAAACCCAAATTTATACCAAGCCATGTTTTTCTCTTTGAATCTCTACCCACCTTTTCTGCTTTTTAGCAGTTCCAAGGCTAGGGTTTCTTCCGTAAATGGAATGAAGCTGCAAATGATGATCGTGACAGATTGTTACAGTTTCTTCATAAAACTCACTGTGACACTCTTCAATAAATTCATCTCTCCAAATTACAATGTACTCATCAGTATAGTGTAACGGTCTCTCTTTCTGTTTTTTGCCTAGCCACTGTTTTAGTAAAGGACTAAGAGAATAAAAGTGATGAAAATCAAGTTCTGTTTGCTTTCCACAGATGTAACATTCAGAACCTTTCTCGTATTTGGATTTAGCTCGGTCTCGAATGTATTTTATTGGATCTCTCTTGAGCTTTTTCATATTTATTACCAGAATTATATCGTGGGGAAGGTAATTTGTCAATAATTATTTTTCTTAGGTATCTTTAAAACCCGCTCTGGCTTGTTTCGAAAGAGTACAAAGCATATCGAAGTGCATCCGCCATGTGTGAGGCTCGATTATGCTTTGGCTTTTCTTTTGCCAGATTTGGATTTGGATCCCATTGATATTGATCTAAGCAGGCTAACACTTCTCCGCATCTTTGATCGACCATTAAAGTATCATTGTCAACTATACCCGCTACGTGAGCGATTCCATCTAGTACCGACTTTTTTGCATTTACAGTTGAAATATCATAATTTTGTGCAAAGTCATATCGAGTCTGCTGTGCTGCGGAATCTATATATACATAATCAATATCATACTTATCAATCATATCTCTAATTACTACCGCGTGTTGTTCCGTTGTTTTTTCGGCGTCCAGGTATTCATCCAGTACATAGTACAGACCTTCATCCCAATCATAAGCAACAACGCAAAAAGCAGTTGGGTCTCGATAACCAACGTCAAGTCCCGCAAATACATCCATTCTTCGAGTTTCTAAAACGTCATTATTTACTATACATTTTTCGTGATCGAAGTTCCATATCTGTCCTTCATAAGTATTGAAATCTGCTTCGTACTCTTGTCGGAACTCAGCATCGGACATACTTTTTCGAGCCTCCTCAATATCGCTCTCAGACATTCGAGGATTATCTTGATAAGTCGCTCGTATCGAGCACCATTCGGAAAATTCATCATTAAAACCTCTATCAAAAAATTCAGCAAACCAGTTGTTCCTACCCCGAGGTGTAGAGATAAACAAAGCTTTTGAATTCTCTTTATCTAGAGTAGGTCGAAGTGCAACATTAAAAGCATCCTTTCCGTCTGCTAACGCTGCCTCATCAAATATAATCAAGTCGTAACTTCTACCTACGCAGGAATCTACTTGATTTATCGAGCCCATGCGGATTGTAGACCCGTTAGTTAATTCTATAACTTTGTCCTTTGCATTGTCTTTTGCAACTTCCAGATCAAAGTGCTTAATAAGATTTCTCTGTAAATCAAAAGAAATCTGAGACAGTGCATAGTTAGGGGACATTATGAGAATGTTTGAATTGGGAACTAGTGATACTAATTGCCCAATAATGTTTGCGATATAGGTTTTTCCTTGACGCCGAGAAACCGCTGCACAAACAAAGCGATATTTAGAATTATTTATCGCATTTATAATTGCATTTTGTGATGGAAGAGGAACAACTCCTAATAAATCCAAATATGGATCTATTGGTAGTTTTAAGAAACGTGTCTCAGATTGTAAATCTAAAATTTCTTGTGATATAATATCAGCTCTACTTACTTGTACCGCCATATAAATTACTCAGATTGTTGATCTTCAAGAACTTCTTGGTTTCTTTCTATCCAATCTTGTGAATCAGTACCTTCGTCACTTTGTGTAGCTTTACGGTAATAGATAATTATTTCTTTTTGTTGACGTATATATCTACGAAGTTCTTGTAAATTATATGCCATATTTTCGTAGTCTTGTGGAGTCAGACCAAAGAGTACGTATGTGCCATCTTGAATTTTTTGCAGCCTTTTTACTTGTTCTTCAAAATTCTTTTCTGTAACTACAAAAAATTCTACATCTTGTAAACCAATTTCTTTTGGCAGAGGAGGTTGATATATGTCTAAAGTGCGAAACTCCGTAACAGTTTTAATTCGCACTTCTGGTTCTGGCAAAGACGGAGTAAAACTTGAACAACCCGCTACTGTTAAAATCAATAATAAACTATAAAGAATCCGCATTTTCAACCTCTTTACTCGCTTCTTCTATTGCTCTGAATACTTCTGCAGTACCATTGTTAATACGAGGCTCTATCAATCCAGGTTTGGCTCGTGCTAACTTTGTCAGATTATGCCGCTTAAAAATTGACAGATAATCATCCATTTCAGCCTGCATTGCAGTATTCTTTTCAGTAAGTTCTCCTACTACTTTTATCTGTTTTTCAAGATTTGCTTCTATCTGCTCTCGGGCCGCTACTTCTCTTTCCCACCCCGCTTCTAGTCGAATTGCATTTTCTTGTAGAATTACTTTATCTCTTTCTAGTTTTGCTACAGCAGCCTCTAGTTGACTTACTTTTGTAGTATGGTAAGCATACCCTGCTCCAGCTATTGCTAGTACTAAAGGAAGCATTTTTAACATTCCGAACATCTTATTTTACCTTTTTAATTTGAAAATTAAAAGCATCTTGAGTTCGTAACTCAAAAGGTTCCCCGGACACAAGTCTGCCTTTTATGTGAGTTGCTTCGCATTTCTCTAACCATTTAAACTGGTAGGACGTTTTTTTCGAAGGCTCATACCAGATAATAACTTCCCACTCGTTTAAAAAAAGATTAACAATCGAGCGTAAGGGCCAAAAGACAATTGTCAATAAAATTATCCCAATCTTTTTCAACTTCTTCCCTATTTTTGTACTCTTCATACAGAGCATCCTTCTGGCTATCTGGTACGGAGTTGTACTCCTCCCATTCTTCTGGGGTCATAAATTTCTTTTTTGGGTAAGATATTCCTAATTCAAAAGTATAAAATATTTGCTCTGAATTAGGATCTATATGTCTTTCCAAGTTAGGAGAAACCGCCACACAACTACTTAATAGTATGAGTGGCAACATCCTCCACATTATTTTCCTTTTTGGTACGCCTGTGCGCCGAAGAACGCTGCTACCAAGCCTGCAACCGCTACAAAGTAGGTCGGTGCCATATCTCCTAGTATATCTGCTGACTTGTCTAAATTTATAAAATCTGCTCCTAAAACCAAAGCTGGGTACAATAACATTCCGAATAAAGCAAACCAAGTCATATTACGTTGAGCATCTCGCATTGCATCTGCATCTTCTAGCTCTTTACGCTTAAACTCCATATACATTTTATGCTCTTCGGGAGATACTTTACCATCTCCATTTGTATCTGCTGGATGAAACCCCTTTTCTTTCATTTCTTCTTCCATACGATATATTAATTGTCTACCAGAATAAGATCAAATATGGCACCGCCACCGACATTATTCTGTGAAAGAGCTTTGACTTCTATATCAGTCTTTTCGCCAAATTCTAAAGGTACAGGATAGTCATAATTAAACCCAGAAGCAAATACTCCAAACTGTCCTTTTACATTAAATGCTCCTCCAAAAGATCTAGCATAAAGTCTAAAAAGAGCATCATTATTTGCATCTATCGATCCGTTTATTTTAAGTAAATAACCGGTTTTGCCTGCAGGAATTGTGTAAACACACATAAGAGTTTGGCCTGCTCCTGCTTTAATAATTGCTACATCATCACTACCGTTCTGTACTCGTATATCGTCTACATTCGTAGTACCAGTATTTGCCGTAAGCATTAAGGCTCGAAATACCCGAACAAATTGAGTACTAGATGCAGAACCTCCAATTGTTAATGTTTCTGTTGCAGGAACATAATTTTCATCTAGCCCTTGTACTTCTACAGTTCCGCCGTCATCAGAAAGAGGAGTGTCAGAAATTACAGAAACTACTGCTGCGGATCTATAAGTATAGTCTGTAGTACCATCCCAAATTGTTTGAAAACTATTTGGAATTGTACTTCGATATCCAAACTTATTTATATGAGAGTAACCTTCTACATTTCCGGCAGCAATAGTAATGTTAGATGCTGTGCCAAAACTAGATATTAAGTTTCCATTTTTATCGGCAAGTGTTACTACCTGTATAGGACTAAAAATATCTTCAGATCTTATTGTATAAGTTTTGTTCACCACTTCACCTTATCTGCCCAATAAGCTGCGCTCATTTTGCCCTTTGCAATGTTTCTGCGATGACGAGCTTTAAAAGACGCACGCTTTTTCTTCATTGCAGTGCTTTCCCCTTTCTTTGGCTTACCCGCTGTTTTTGCGCCTTGCTGCCCAAATCGAATCGTTTTGACTTTATCACCTACCTTTGCTACGACGATGTGGGACTTCTTCGGGTGGCCTGGAGTACGTTTTGGTTTGTTATACCCCTTTACCTTAGCACGTGCTAACCGAGGATCCTTCTTTCTACCTTTTCTTTTTACGGCCACGCTTTTTTCCATATCCAGAAGCATAAATTGCTCTGGCTTGCTTTAAAGCTGCTTTACGAGTTTTGTAAACCTTTCCAGACTTACCCCACTTATATCCGCCTTTAACCTTTCTTACGGGCACGCCTCATTCTCGCTTTTCGCTTGGTAAATGTCTTTACCATAGTCGGCTTGCCTCCGGGATTACCGGCTGCTCTTTTTCTACGAATTGCAGACTTTCTTTGTGCTGGTGTCATGCGTGCTGCTTTAGAAGCTGGAACACATTTTGGATACTTACCTTTCTTAGAAGTCTTACGACCACAAGGCATATATCCCCCGCCCTTTTTTGGACGAGAGATATCTACCCATTTTTCTTTAAACCATTTAGTTAGACCACCTCGTGGTTTAGCCACGAACAGGGCCCCACTTTACCCAAGCCCAATGAGCTGCTGCACCGAGTACAACTCCAATTACAAATTCCATACTATTTTCCCATGCGGTATTTACCGCCTTGCGCTTTGTAAGTTTTTACAAGCCAACCATTTGCATAAGCCGAAGGGTAAACTTTAAATTTACGTTTGGCTTGTGCCTTTACTCGTGCGTACAACTTTTTGTTTGTAGGCACGGGTCTCTTTTTCGCCGCTCTGCCCTTACTTCTTTTTCTTGCCGCCACGCTTCTTCTTCATTATGGCCTTTTGAAGAGCCATCGGTAGCTTTTTCTGTGCTGCGGTCAGTCCCATTGACTTTTTCTTTTTTCCTTTCATGGGCTTTTTCTTTGAAGGACGTCCACGACGCTTTCCATAAGTTCCTTTTCCTGCTGGCATGTTTAACTCCTAGCTACGTACATCGTAACTTCGAAACCGAATCGCATATCAATTGCGCTGGGTTTAGTCCACATTACATCTCTCCCGGAGACCAATCTTTCCAGTCTTGGCCATTTTCAGTGACTGGATTCTCATCTTCAAAAGACTCAGAGAAATTTTCCTCCGTAATAACAGGAGTTTCTATAGCCTCATGAAAGTTTTGTACAGGAGCAGGCTGCTCTCCTGCATACTCGCGTGCTGCTTCTTCAGAAGAAAACTTATGTAGCTTTCCCTTTGGATCTCGGTAACACCAACGTCCGCGTTTTTCAAAAATCATAATCCACCCTTAGTCAATAGCGAACCTATGACTCCTGCCAGAAAAACTATAATACTTCCTCCGGCTAGTATAATTCTGCTTTCAATTCGTTTTATTCCGCTTTCAATATCTTCAAGACGATTAAAAGTAGTTTTCCAACGTTCTTCACATTGTATTTCATGTGAAGCTAGTTCTCGCTCAAGCTGAATAAGTTTATTTTTATCACCCGTTTCCATTTAACAACTTTTCCATGAGCTTGCCATAGTTGCCTTGTCCAAAAGGTAGCGCAGTATCGTTAATCTGAACATTTGTTTGATTACGAATATTTGTACTTTCAACTTTCAATAAGTCTGCTTGAGCTTTAATCTCATCCATTCTCATTTTATGTGCCATTTGAAGTAGGTCAGCAAGATCCTTTGAAGAGTAAACGCCAGTTTCCTGAGCTTCTTCCAGTTTGCTTTGTATCATTTCGTCTAGAACAGTCGCAATATTATTCTTATTACGATAGCCCATATCCAAGTAAACAGTATCAATATACTTTTTTACTTCTCGTTTATTTAAAACTTCGACTACTTTATTTTCTGGAACGCCCATGTATTCGCATACAGCACGAATGTTGCCATACTGCAAATAACAATTGGCAACTTCGAGTCCTTCCGGCGATATGGTTGTTACTTCTTTAGTCATGTTCTAATTATACTCAGATAGAGATAATTTGTCAAGGGTTAAATTTCTATGTGGTGGGCGGTGTAGGCCAGTTGACCTCAGCTACAAATTCTACATTTGGATTATTAGCAGGAATATCTCGTAGAGCTTGACGATAAGATAGCCACTCTGCTTTTTGAGTTTCTGTAAGTGGGGCATCTGGCATTTGAGTCCAATCAGACTGAGTAAGGTATGTATTTCTTAATTTACGAATCTCTGTCCAGAGAGATTCCGAGTTAATTTCCCAGATAACTTGTTCGACATTCCACTCATGATGCTTAGAAGGAGCATGAGGACGAACTCTCCACATATCTCTATTCCACCAATAGGTGTTCATATCAAAAGTTTGCCATAAATCTTCGGGCACTTCTCTATATAGCGCATTAGTATTAAAAGGACACGACTGTTCATCTACTAGTATATCATCTCTTGCAGGAGATACTACGCCTTCGACAAGACCTGTTATTTTATCTGTAATTGCAAATGTTTTCATTTATATCTCCACTATTAAAGTTGTAGGGTCCCCTAAAATTCCTACTTGTTCTATTGGGTCCTCTTCTGTGCCTCCTATTGCTGAAAAAGTTGCGGTTTCAGCTACAGTTTGAGAAATTGTTTTATTTGTATCATTATTAAATTGAGTAACCCAAGTTTTTACAAAACCAGGTGTGATTGCTCCTGCTGGACGAACTCTTTGATGCTTTTGCTGCTGCATAGCATACCAATCATACCCAGTGCTTCCTGGATCTGCAGTAGCACTTCCTGTCAGTACATTTTGAATTCTCATAGCTTTTGTGTCAAATCCATTAAAAATTATATTCTCAGGATCAATATCTCCAGAAGAATCATATACGACTAAGCCGTATTCTCCTGTTGATGGAGCATTTCCAATCGAAGTTGCAGGAACAAATACTGCCCAATCCCAGTCATACGCTCCATCTGCTGTGAGGCCCCAATTGCCAGAGGAAGCTTTATAAGCATAACACATAGGGTCTCCTGTTCGAGACTGAGGCCTTACAAAAAATAAAGCATTACTATCTGAGACTCCTGTTGATACTAATTTTGTCATCCAGTCCCCGCCAGACTGGGCTAAAGAAGTTGTAGTTCCAGTTGCTTTTATTTGGTATGTATTTTTAGTTGTAGTATCGGTATTAATTTGGGTATACCCGCCCGCACTTAAAACTTTTAATCCATATCCCATAACTTAGTTCCTAAACACTAAACACTAAAACATTAAATGTTAAATTTGTGCTTGCCGTTACCCCAAGCATATTAATTCGTACTTGCTTACCGTTGTTTTCTAAAGTTGCGTAAACTCGGTCGTCCTCATTGTTGGGATTTAAGTTATTTTCAATTATTACTACATTTCCTCCGATTGATTGAGTCGTCGAGACTCCCGTAGATGCTCCGCTGGCCACACTTACTGTAGTAGCATAGCAAAAATCTCCTACTCTATCAGAATTTGTAATTATAACATTACCAGAAGAATCTCTTATTTCTAATCCATAATCACCAGTTCCACCCCCGCCTCCGGCACTTCCTCCTGGGCTGCTCTCAGTAGTAAAAGAAAATGTATCTGAAAAAATTGTAACGCTGTCCTGAGTAAGAGTTAAAGTTGATTGTGTTGTATTACTATAATTAGAGGGTGTCTCTGCTACAATTTGTAAAGTGTCTGCATCTACCACTGTAATAGAAGTTCCTGACGCAGTGCTATTTGCAAAAGTTTGTCCATTTTTACTAAGTCGAACTGTACCGCCTCCAGAATTTTTAGTTAGCAAGGCCGTTATATTTCCTACGGCTCCGGAAAGTGTTATTACTGCACTAGAAGTTGTTGCTTCTACGGAAACAGGGTTACTTAAAGTTCCCAAATCCATTGCAGCAAGACGGCCAAGAGTAAAACTTGTGCCGGTACCTGATGTATTTTGATAAGTATCGCCTGTACCGTCTTGTCGATACTGAATATTATAACTTCGAGTATTTCCTGCAGTTGGCAGTTCTCCCGGATTAGTTGCTGTAAGTGTTCCGTTACCTACTCTAGTATCATATACTGCACCTTGACTATAGAGTTGATACTGAGTTGAAGAGTTTCCGTCTGTTATAGTTAAAACTAAATCTGTAGAGTGATTATTTGCTAAAGTTTGACGAACTCCCGTTACTGTAATAGTATCATCTGCCAAGTCAAAACGACGTGCAAAAAATTCTGATTCTGATGCTGCATTATTAGGGTATTGTTTTGTGCCGCTTCCTCCATTAGTAACAAGCTGTCGTCTCCAAACTTCATAGTCAACCCTATTCCCAACGGCAGGAAGTTCAGAAGTAATTAAGTTAATGGTATCTGAAGTATCTCCAATTGGTAAAAATTGATTTCCAACCTCATCTCCTACTGTTAATACAGGGGATCCTGCTGTTGAACCACTAGTAATATCTATTCCATACTGACTTTGAAATGTTGTGTTTGTAAAGAAAAAAGAGGAACTTGGCGAATCGTCATTTACATCAATAACATCTGCAGTTGGATTACTAAGGCCTTCTAGAGTAACTACTTCAGTAGCGGTATCCCCGTTAAATAAACGAATTTCATTATTACCATCTCCTACATATCCTGCAAAGCTAGAATTATTATTGTTATTAAGATATACGCTTAAGTTCGCTCCTCCTGGATCAAGTAAGTTAGTATTTGAGGTAATACTAACGTTTCCATAGCTTGGAGTTGTTGTAGCTCCAGTTACTGCGCTTATTCTTCGTACCCCCATATAAACCGTTTGAGACGTTCTACTATACGATGCATCCATAGAATAGTAGTATCCATCTTTATTAAGACCTCCTGTATCTCTTGTAATCCAGCTTGAGGGAGTTGAGCTAGTTGTAGAAAAAGCTACTTGTAGATTTCCTGCATCTTGTGCAGCTCCAGTATCTGCAATTCTTATGTAAGGAACAACTTTACTATAATCTGCACTATTTATAGCGGTAGAGCTTAAAGTTATTGTTGGGGAAACTAAAGCTGCTTCTCTATCAATAAACCCTCTAACTAAAGTGCTACCATTTGTAGTTACAACACTCCATACAGAATCATCTTGTCCGTCCTCTACTTCTGGTACTTGAGTATATAAAAAATAATTAATACCGGTTCCTGTTACTATATCGGAATTTGTTATTGTTGCAGATAAAGAAGAGTTACCGGTTCCAAAACTATAATAAAGTACTTCACTAGCATTGTTGGGAACATATCCATTATTTATTCTGTATTTTTGATTAGTCTCTGTTCCAGTAACTCCTAACGAAGGATTTGTAGTTGTATTATTATTTGCTATTAACCACTCTTGAAAACCATCACTTACAACTCCTGTACCTGTTATAGTCATTTGGTTTGTAGTTGTATCCGGCTGCACATAGGCGGATCGAGTTATAGTAAATTCAGTTTGATTGCTCGCATTGTCTTGGCATTCATGTTCAGTGGTACCATCTCCTCCAAGACTTGTAGGAACAATACAAGTAATTCTATACCCACAAGTATTTCCTGCACCTCCTGAGGTTATTACTACACTATAGCTTGTTCCTTGCACTCTGATATTAATAGTAGCAGTAGAATCTAAACTTCCTGTAGTATAAGAAACATTTGTAAATAATAGATCTACATCAGGTGCGACGCCACTATCAACTACAACTGCCTGAATTTTACCAAAGGTTACTTGTGTGACCTTTAATATAAGATCATTTGTTACGTCAACACCACCAAATTGACTTCCTAAAATTTTAATTTTATCATTTACTGCAAAGTTCGCAGAAGTATTAGGTGTTTGAATTACTACAGAGCTGTAAGTATTATTGGATAAAGTTACTGTGAAGTTAGGAGGATTGGTACCACTACCTTGTATTACACTACCTGTTACTCCAGAAAAAGTATCAGTGTTGGAGGCTGTACCTGTTACACTTGCAGCAGTAATAACGCCCGAGCTGTTGACAGTATCTACAGTTACAACGGCATCTGTGCCGCCGTTTATATTTGAGCCAGAAACTGTTAATTGATCACCTACAGTATATCCTGGTGTAGGTAGCTGTGAAAGGGTACAACCCCCAGCAGTAGTTTCAGCGTTAGGTTCTGTTCCTGAAGCAACTTGACTGTATATAATTCCTTGGGTGGCTCCTCCTCTTGTAGTACCACTTATAATTCTTCCAATATAAGTAGCCCCAGAAATTACTCCTGACCCTGTTACTCTTACAGGTTCTACATCTCCTTGGTCATAAGCATCATATGCTTGAGCTCCAATTGTGGCGGAAGCTCCCGAAGGCTCGTCTATCAACACATTTGTAAAAGGCCCCACTCTGTAGTTTCGTGTTACGTTAAAAGTGGTAGCAGCAGAAGTATTACCATCTCCATCTGCAGACGCAGGACGTCTAACTTGAATCCTGACACTAGTGGCAGTGCCATAAGGAAGATTCGTAGAGTCTACTGTAGAGTTATTACATACTAAATTAAAGGTAGTGGAAGTAACAGTCGTAAAATTTTCAAAGAGTACTGCTGTATTTGAGGTTAGTACTGCTCGTACTTCGTCTCCTACTTGAACTCCTGTAAGAGTAGTAGTAAAAGATGTCGCGTCCCAATCAATAGTAGGGCTAGATGCTGTGAAAGTTGTGTCTGGCGGAGTATAATTCTGTCTAAATACTGTTATTTCATTGTTAGAACTTCCTGTTATTGTAGTTTGTGCCCAACTATTTGGCTCTCCCCCTTGGGAGGAGAGTCTCTGCCCCTGAACAAAGTAAGTCCATGTAGTATTTACTGGCGGCAATTCCGAACTACTTATTGACCAAGACCCACTTGATCCCGAAGCCGAATCAACTTCAAAACTAGGAGTATCATTTGATACTAATCTATATTCTGCTGAAGCTCCTCCATTTGTATAACTGAAAACGTAGCTTTCAGAGAAATAAGGGCCTATAGAGGCACTTTGTACCGCCATACTTATTTCATTATCGTTTAATGCTAAGTAGTTTACTGTATGTGATACACTAGGATAGGTCCCAAAAGTTACCGCATTTGTAGTAGTATTTCTGAATCGGGCATAATAAGTTACAGTAGTATTCCTAGTCTGAGAAAAATCTGCTTCTCTATTAGCATCCGCAGCAACTACATTACTAGAAAAAGAACTCGAAGTGCTAAACTCTAATATACAATCGGTAGGAGGATTAATTGCACAGGACACTGTGACAGTTTCTGTTTGAGAACTATTACCCGCATTAGAAACACTTATAGTTCCCGGGCTACTTACAATATGAGTTAAAGTAAATGTAGTTCCTGTATCTTGATAAGTAGTTGCTAGATTTCTTGGACGATATTGGACTTTGTAAGATACTTGGCTTCCTTCAATATTACACAGTTCATTTCCAGTAGCTTTGTATTCAATATCAATAGTTCCTGAAGTTCCTACTGCATTACCACAGCCTCTACCATTGATAACTGTTCCACTTGGAGATGAAGATGCTGAAGTTGTTATAACTCTGTAACGAGTATATGCTCCTCCATTTGTATAACTAAATGTTACGTTTCCATTTGGAGAATAGTATATAGGAAAGCCATTAATACTACTTCCATTATGAATAAGATCTTTAGTTATAGTGGGATCTAAGCTTTGCGTATTAACTGTTAAAACATAATAAGGTGATACGCTATTCGCGGATTTAAAAACATTCAGAGTAGTTTGAGAGCCAGAAGGGTAACTCCCATCACAATCAATGTCATAGGTATCATCGCTATCATTCTCGGTACTGTTAGAGACGTGGGTACCCCCAACATCTGTACTGTTAAAAAAACTATCCGCCTGCGAAAATGTCCAATTAGACGCTTGCCCTTCAACATCTAATCTAAGAGTATCTCCAAGCTCTAGAGTGGTGCCTAGAGTCTCAGGCGAGGCACCTGTGTTGTTATTAGCGGATGTAGGAACTATTTGTGTAACAATAGCCATTTATTATACCCTATAAGGCACTGCAGGAGATACTTCCACAGTAGGGAGCCCTACATCTTGTAGTAGGGAGTACATTAGGGCCATATCTTCGTCTTGTGGAGATAGTGCCTGTACTTCATCAAAAGTTGCATTTTTCCACCAATCTATCTCAAACCACATACAATCTAGCCCTATATGAGTAGCTGTATAAGTAAATAAATACTTAGTTACATTTATGTTTTTTATTTCTCTGTTGTTGCCAAAGCTTGCTATAGAAGTTCCAGTTAAACTCGCATCAGTAAAGTCTGAGTTTAAAAAATTACAAATATCAAGCCTAGCATTTGTAACTTCAGCTCCTGTAAAATTAGCATTTCTAAAACTACAATGGTTTGTAAATACTCCGTCAAAATTACAGCCAACAAACGAAGAGTTTTCAAACCCTAAATTTAAAAGGCTTTTATTTGAAAAGTCTAATCCGTCAAAATTCGCATAAGCTAAGTAAGCCCTTTCCCCTAATGGGTCATCTTGCAACCACAAAGTATGCTTTTCAATAATCTCATCTATTTCTAGCTGAGAAAATATATAATTTATATTACGTTGCGAAAAATTAGGATGGGCTATCATTTTTTTGCTCTTTATAGTATTTATACATACGCACTAAATATTCCACAGTCCTAGGACTATGTTCTGGATTAGGACAATTAGGATTCTTTTTTAAGAAATCCTCTACTTCAGTATCAAGATGGGCTGTTGGCATCTACTACTGCCTGAAGCGCAGAAATAGTTGCGGAGCTAAATCCTGAAGCAGCCAAAAAATCTGTCATATACTGAACAGTACTCCATTCTGAAGGATGCTTTGTTTCATCAAATCGAATAGTTACTGCAGGTTTTCCGTCTGTATTTTCACCATTTACATAATTTTGTAAATCAATCATTTTATTTTCCTTTTATCCCCATTGCAGGGCCATCGCAGATGCGATTCCAAAAAAGGTGACAGAGCGTTCTTTGCCCTGACCACCACCAAACTTATCATAACCAGTGTCGCCTTGATTGCTCCATCTTGGTTTTCCATTTACCATCCTTGGGTGTATATACTCAGTTGGTTCAAGAGGTGCCAAGCCCCTCAGCCACAGGCCCGTTTTCTTTGAGGCATCTTCTCCGTAATTATAGGGCTGGACGTATTGGGGTCTTGGCATAAACTTTAGTCGAGTATTTATACACCCGACAGGATTTTCTATTGCCATTTTCTTTACAGGGGCATTCCATAAAGTAGTAATAAACTCGAGCGCATCTTCAGTTTTCTGAGCTCTTCCTTCAATTTTGTTATTCCAATGCAAACCGCTTGAAGCAAGATAAGTACATGGAGGGTGCAAAATAGCAAGGTCCCACTCATTATTGTATAAAACTTCAACTACGTCTCCTTGGATATGAGGTCCTGGAGCTTCTGTTGGTAGAAGATCGCAGGAAATTGCATCATGTCCCATTGCGAGAAAGCAGTCGCGCACTGTACCACTAAATTCACACCCTATTAATACTTTCACTTGCTTTTGACTTCCATATTTGAGGAAAAATTCCGTGTATAAATAAAATAAATGCTATACTCCAAGCGTGTCGAAGGTGCTGCCAGTAAGTCATTTTTACTTCTTGTAGATGATTCATACTTCTCGTATTCGAATTACAGTTTCTTTTATTACGTCTTCTAAAGTTCCATCCTTTTTCTCAATTACAAAACGGGAGGAAGCTTCATTATTATACTCTTTCGGCATAGTTCCGATTACTCGTAACTCATGTCCTTTGGTCCAATGTTTATAAATTACTTCTATCATATGGAATTCTTATTTACACTTTTTTTAAGAAAATAAATTCTCTACAATTTCATTTTTGTATTATAAGGGTTTTCAGCAGATTTGTCAAGGCGTTTTTTTGCGAAGGGGGTTATAAATAGCTTATTGAATAAATAATTATAAGAGTACTGATTACTCTCATGAAGGTAAAAAGTTGATTATTCCGCTATTGGTCATTCAAAGGATTGTCCAGTATGAGCTGGATCTTTTCTTCTAAATCTTTACGAAGAGTACGCAGGTCACTATCAAGCCCTCGCATTCTATCGTTCAACTTTTGTTCCATTGCATATACATCGTCTCTAACTTCACGTTGAGTCTCTGCAGTTTTATCATCAACTTTTCTAGCAAGGTCTTGTACTTTGTCCATATCTTCAGAAAGACTATCTTCTGTATTATCTACTTTTATTTCTAAAGTCTCCATAATTGTTCGTAGTGTGGCCATCTCTTCACTTTGTACTGCAAGAGTCTGTTCTATGTGGGATAAGTCTGGACTTTCATAGCTTTCGATACGCTCTCTCATGCCCATATAGTCTCCCCAGAATTCAGCGGCCCCCCATACAACACCGGCTGCAGTTGAAAGAGCAGTTATGATTGCGAAAGCTTTTCCGCCAGTAAATTTTACTCCTCCGATTTCTATTTCAGTTGCCACTACTCATCTCCTACAAATTGCATTGCTCTTAGCTGCTGCAATTCTTGTTCAAGTCTTTGTACTTCTAATCTTTTCTTTCTTAATTCTAGTTGGTAAAGAGTATTACAATTTAGTCTTTCCTTTGGTGCTCCCAAAGGAATTGTAATCTTTCCATAGACGCCTACATCTTTTATAAACGAATCTGGATTATAATTAAAATAAGGATCTGTAGCCGAAGCAAAGTATGTAGGATCTTGTTGATTTAAAATTCCTACGACCCCGAACTCAACGTTTGTCGAAGACCCAATTGCTGCAGAGCACTCCAAATCTCCTGCTCTCACTCTATCAGATTGATATGACTGCGGGGTTTGAGGAATCGACAAATTTAGATTGGAGTTTTGTGCAAAAGCAGAAAAACTTATTAAACATAATAATATTAAGGGCGTACTTTTGAACATATTCGAGAACTCACTAAACTACTCGCTTTTGTACCTGCTGGAAATCGGGAACGAGAGCAAATGTATAAGGCTTTATCTAAGTCTTTTTGAGAAACATATACACGAATCTTTTGCTTTTCTAAATACTCTATCGCATAAAATGGTGAACTAGTGCGAAAAGAAACTGAGTTAAAATCTTTATCTCGTACTTCTACGGAATAATACGTTGCGTCCTCTCGCTTGTTGAATAATGTCATCTCCGTTACATACACTCCCGCTAGATGAGAAGGTCTAAACTCAAAATAGGTAGGAGTCCAGGAGTGAGCCGAAGCTGCACTCACTCCTAGAAACAGTAGGAGAAAAACAAAAGATTTCATTTTGCGATACAGTTCGCTTCTACTACTGCTGTGTATTGTCCTGCAGGGAATGGCTTGTTATAACCATATTCTGCTGTAGAATCCATTTCAAACCAAGTACTACCTGCAACAGTCAGGTCATACTCAGTAGTATCATTGTATTCTACTTTATTAGTGTCATAGTCAGACATGAGAGGATCTGTTACTTCTTTTACAAGTACATCACCTGTCCAGTTTACTACGTCGTTCAAAGCGGGTGCAGCACTAAACTGAGTTGGAGTAGTGATGACAGCTTTGTAGTAGTCTGCAATAATTACGTCAAATCGTACTGAAGGCTTTACACCTCCATCTATTGGCGAAGTGCTCAACTTGTCTGAAGAAGGGTTGCCGTACACACCAGAAATATCTGGAATTACAACACACTGACCTTCAACAGTTCCATTAATTGGTACGTTCTCTGCAGCAACAGATGCCGAAAAAACAGCGGCTGCTAAAAAGGTTTTCATTTTCATTTCGTATTTCTCCTATACTGTGACTTTACTAAGTCTAAGTGCATTTTATCTTGGGCAAACTGCAACCTTCGATTACTCTGTGCAATATTCACAGAATCTTTTAGCGGCTTTCCTGACGGCAGTACACCATCAGGAAGCGTTAAGTTATATGTCGATGGAAGTGCAGAAACTGGTAGCGTTGCAGTTTCAAGGGTTATTACACTTGTAAGTCCGAGTCGAGCCTCTAAAAAGTCTTCATCGACTTCTTCTGCATTCTTTTCTACGCTCTCTCGCTCTTCCTCTTCGTCTTCCGCATTTCTCATTACTGCTTTTCGATCTAATTCATCTTGTACATACTCATCTTCAAGAGGATCTTCCGGCTCTGGTATTTCCGGTATCTCAGGTATATAACCTTCGCAAGATGGATCTGACTGAGGATTGAAGCAAGGGTCGTAACGGTATGAGTAAATTACCGTTGCATCCGAAACTGTACCTGAGCCTTCTACTTCTATAGAACCATCTCCGAATCGAGAACCTAAAAGCTCTGGCAAAGGAACGCTTTTAACAATTGTATTGCCAGGTAACCCCGTCCAGTCATCTACACTACGAAATATGTATTGCCCTTCGTTCAATGTATCTTCGTTCTGAACATACACAATCATGCTATCCTCTCGCTCTTTTTCCGTAGTATAGCGGTAAAATATATTGTTCACAGTTAATCCTGCCTGCTGTGGAAGCAAATTAGTCATTACCCAGTGATACCCCGACAATGCTGCGTTCGGGGTCGCTCCATTTACAATTTCAGAGGAGTAAGAGTAATGCGAGTAAAGCACCAATGCCGCCGGTAGCAGCACCTGTTTGAACGTCTTTATCATTTAATATACTTTCATCCTCTTCTATAGAAGAAGGCTCTTCGCCGGAATCGCTCGCCCAGCCTGCTTTCGCCGCATCTCCAATCATTCCATTATAAGGGCAAGGAGTTCCGGCGTGCATCATTGCGTCAAAGACGCGTTGGTCTTGGCACATCAGCGAAACTGCGGCTACTTTCATACCCATATCATAAAGAGTTTTTGAATTTTTTAATCTCTCACAGTTTTCGTCTGTGAACTGCGTACCTGTCGAGATTCCAAGAATTTGTGTTTGAATCGCTCCTGCTACTCCAAAAGTACACAAGTCAGAGTTTGAAGTGTTGATAGTAGGAGAAATTGCTGAAGGAGGGGGAGATTTTAAAGTAGTCTCCGTTTTTCCGTTTGTAGTGATGGTGCTTTCAGTAATGCTCTCTGTTTGAATAACTTGACCGTGAGCCCTCTCACCTGCGTAAGACGCAAGAAAAATAATAACAACTCCAATTCCAAGAATTCGAATTAAACTTGAGTCAAGATTGTCCATGTTTATATAGTTGCGAAAGCTTCGTCTTAATTAAAAATTTTTTTGGGGATACCTCCATTTTCAATTTAAATTATACAGAGTTGGGGGTAAATTGTCAAGAAATTTTTTTGGAAGGAGCTTTCGTATTTTTACAATTTTCGTTGTTTTTGCTCTTGAAAAATTACCAAAGTTTTACGTGTGGGTGTGCGACAGCGAGCCAGGTGAGAATGAGTCTCATTACCGCCCCCATGCCTACCCCAGGTCCTGGCGGATTGCAAGCAATTTTTTTGTGATATATTACCATTTATTTTTGTTGCGCTATGGCCCGGCCTATGCGATAATGCTTGCATTGAATAGGGAGGCACTTGCCATGATTTTGAATTTGCTTTGGGTTTTGGGTTTGGTTTCTTTTTTCGCCATTGTCGGCGGCGTTGTTTTGGCTGACTACTTTGATGAAAATAA